CTTCATTGTAGAATCTACAGTCCGAAATCACGATGTTGTCTGCGCTTTTCCGCAGTTTGTTTTCCAAACTGGCAATCCAGATATCTGTGTGGAAAGCATTTCTGCCCACTTCTGTGCCCCAATGTTGTAGAGCCCAGCGTGGGGTCAAGTGTGGCATGCCAAGTCGTTCAGCCCACCACGGATCCACTTGCTCACGCCACTCTCGTGCGGATTTTGTGCGGCCCTCTAGCCATTCTCGATCCCAGCCAAATACCGCTGCTACAGCGTCTTTGAGCGTGGCAGCAAATGAGTCACGACGGAAGCCGTGAAAGTTTACAAGATAATCAGCAGCAGTGTCTTTGCCCGCTGATATGAATCCGCAGATTCCAATGATCATGATAACGCCTTTACGTTTAGATGTTTTAGTGTAGCCTGTAGCAAATCGATCTGTCTACGGCAATCTTCCAGTGCGTGATGGCTCGCAGGTGGCTTGCCTAGGTCTGGATACAGAGCATAAACAGTTCGAGCATCTCTCACTCGGTAGTATTGCCACGGCAGCGGGCGATGAAAACTCTTGTAAGCATGTTCCAAAATGTTCATGTCAAAAGTCGGTCCGTTGGCCCAGATTGATTTTGATTTCCAGATCAGCCGGCCCAGTTCTTCCAGGGCCGTGTCTAGTGCGATACGATTGTCTGGGCCAAATGCTTCTTCTTGTGCTTCCGGAGGCTGAGTAGCCCACCACTCAATCGTGCCCTGTTCGATGTTACGACCGGGCTGGCTGTCCGGATCGATTCTAGCATAGAATTGTTGAGTGTGATAGCCTGTGCCCAGTGGGTCAAATGCCTGGGCAGCGATGGTTAGGATACAGGCTTCTGGGCCTGTGCCTACCGTTTCGATATCAATCATTAGATCAGCCATGTGCTAATTATAGCACAGATCTTATCCAATCACAAAGGTTAATGGCTGACTTCCATCTACATAATTCACCAATTGCTTGATGCACTCTGCCATTTCTTCTTTGGCTTCGGCTTTCATTGCTGCACCATTCAATGTGCCGCCACCATTGGGTCCGGCGATAGTGCCAAATTTCTCACGGGCTTCACCAATGATCATCTTGCAAGCCGCTGTGGTGTAATCTCTAACCCATTGCTGGATTTGGAAATCAGATAACAGTTGTATCTCGGGCTTGAGATTGTAGGTCCATAGCAACACAACTTCGCCGCCGCCTGCCGGATTACGGATGATTTGCAGTTTCTTGGTCACAGGATTCCATGTGTAATTTAAGAATCCACCAAACATCCTAGCAGCCAATTCCACATACTGACTGTAGAAATCGTATGTGGCCAATCCACCTGATTGGTTGAAGTTGATCAAGTACACATTCATCTGTGCTTGACTGAACGGATCAAAATTTGAACCCATGGGCCCGCTTGCTATACCAAAGGTACGTTTGAAGATCTGTCGCACACTCTGCACTTCCTGCGGCAAGGTGTAGATGTTTTGTTGGTTGACCAACTGCATGAAACTATAACTTTCTTCATACGCGGCATTGGCCCGTTGGCGATAAGTGCCAATGGTCTTTTGATATGCTGCTTCAAAGTGAGCCGGATCCAGTTCAATATCAATGATCTGGCTGCCCAGTTGTAGGCGCACATACTCAAAAAGGTTATTTTTGAGTGTTACTAGGTCTATTGGTTGTTGTTCTTCCATTGGGGACTCCGTCCCCAATATTTAGCACATTACCAGACCTTAAGGATGATCAAGTTGTCGTTGCCACGCCCGTTCCATTGGGTTTCCGTGGTGCTCAACTCTTTGAAGATCTTGCGGGTTGCTGGCTTGCCTGCTGCCATCAGTGCTTTTAGCGTTTCTGCCGGCTTACGCAGGGTTTTCTGCGAACTAGTGCCTGTATCAAAGCCAATCACAGCACTACTCTTCACAGTGAAGTTGCCGCGATGTGCATCACCCACAACATGGATCAGTTTGCGTTTCACGGTGTCGTACAGCCAGGCTTCCGTGGCATCTACCAGTTTCACAGCAGGCTCACTCACCAGTTTGAGATCTGGGAATGTCTTGAGATACTTGAACTTGGCTGTGACTTTTTCAGCACTCACTGCCTTCTTGGCCCGCGGTTTGCGTTCCACTTTCTTGATCTGCACATAGTTGTTGCAGTCAGTTATCACCTGCTCAGCAAACTTTACCAGTTGCTTGAGTTGGTTCTTGGTAAAACGACCGTAGCCTTCTACCAACTGCGGATCCTTGCCCGCCACTGCTGCTTCTAGTTCAGTGAGGTGATTTTTCCAGATTTGTTGGATTTGATGGATCAACTGCGGTGCTACATTGTGCCCACGGATGATTGTGATGGGCTGGAATTGGGCTGACATCTTGGCACCTGCTGCCACAAAGTCGTCAAACAGGCCTTCAATCTCACCGGCACACTCCGACGCTTTTTCCTTCAAGCGATCTTGGATCGTGGGTCCAGCGGGTTTGACTTCCACTGCTTCTGTGGGTTCTGTTTGTTTTTCTGCCAGGAGTTCTAGGATCAGGTTGTCCAGTTTGATCTGTTCCTGATCTGTGAGTTCCAAACCCATAGTGGTCATGCGGCACAGCCAGCCTGTTGTGAGGCGAACTTGGCTGTCAGGCAGGGTGCGGATACGGCGAGCGTCCTTGGTGCGATTGTGTGCATCAAGATAGATGGCAATAAAGTCTTTGGCATCTTTTTTGCCGTAGAAATAGTTATACCAACCAAACGCATTGCTAAACTTGCTGGAACGATTTTCTGTGGGTTGCACACGCCATTCGGGTTCGTGTCCAACATATTTTGTGTCAGGGCTGCGCGGGTTCAACGCTTTGACGTTGGCTTTTGCTGCTAGGGTTGCCATGGGATTCCTTTGCTAGTGTTTATGATGTAATTATAGCACATCAGGCTTTTTTGGTCAAGTCCGCGCACATGAGCACAAAAGTCATGTCTGATTCCCGGCGGAACATGATGTAGTAGGGTGCAGATTCGCTATATCTCCGTTTTCCAAAATACGCAAGCCAATCAGAGTTCTGGGCCGACCAGCCGCTGGTCAAGCGGGCTTGACAGATTCGTTCAATCTGGAAGATTTTTTCTTTTTCATCCCAGTAACCCGCGAATCGTAGGCCAGATTGATACCCGGCTTCTTTGTGCGGTTTATATCTGCGATCTAACTTTATGACTTTCATGCGGGTATTATAACTGAAGCAGACTTTCTGGTCAACCTGCCCATAAATACAGCACTATGCCAAGACTCAGTCTATACCGTCCCAATCGCACCTCGGATTATCGTTTTTTTGACCGTACAATTTCCGAAATGTATCAGGTCGGCGGTGTGGACATGTATTTGCACAAATACTTGGGACCGCTTACCAACGATAATACCGGCAACAACGATGCTACCTTGCCCAAATACGACTCAACAAACCCGCTGTTTATCGAAGATCTGTTGCTGTTGGAAAACCGTGATCGAGCCTACGACAATGATATCTATGTGATGCGTGGTGTTTATCGCCAACAGGACATTGACTTTGATCTTACCCAATTTGGTCTGTTCCTAAACAACGATACCTTGTTCATCACATTCCACTACAACAACATGATTGACACCATGGGACGCAAACTCATGAGCGGAGATGTTCTGGAACTGCCTAATCTTCGAGATTACAATCCCCTGGATAGTGCCATCCCCAGAGCGTTGCCAAAATGGTATGTGATTCAGGATGCGGCATTTGCTAGTGAAGGATTCAGTCAGACTTGGTTACCTCACTTGTGGCGTGTGAAGGCCACACCCATGGTCAACTCACAAGAATTCAATCAGATTACCAAACAGCCCTTCGAACCCATCAACATCTGGGATCCGGGTAATTTCTATCCAGGCGGTGTCACAGTGCTTTACGGCGATACTTATTACAAATCAAAAGGCAATGTGCCACCAGGCACAGATATCAACAACACACAGTATTGGGAAGTGATCACTGATCCTACCACCATTGAAAATCAACAAAGCACACGACCTAGAAATCTGGAGATCAACGATGCTATACTTGCTCAGGCCGAAGCCGAAGTACCTACATCAGGATTTGATGTTGTAAAGTTTTATATTGTTGCTACCAACCCAGACGGCACACCTGCCAATCCCGAATCCGCTACTTACACCGCAGATTATACCATAAGTGATGCCAGCCGCACAGTGGCCAATGATGGTAACACACCCAGAGGTGATGGCTACACCGCAGGTTACTTGACCGGAGATGGCGTTCCACCTAATGGCTTGCCTGTTACTGCTGGGGTTAATTTTCCAATCAATCCTGTTGCCGGACAATTTGCTTTGCGACTGGATTACTTTCCTAATCGCTTGTTCCGTTTCAATGGCACAGTTTGGGTCAAGATCGAGAGCAAGGTACGAACCAATCTCACTCCTGGCTCGACCAACGATACTTTACGCTCCGGCTTCGTTAACAATACATACACAGTGAACACCACGGATCTTGGCAATATACCTAGTCGTCAGAGTCTCAGCCAGGCCTTGATACCCAATGATGCCAATGGTGACCAAGGTGGTAATCTGCCTCCTAATCCATATCCGCCAACACAACCTTATCAGAAGAGCAGCTAACTATGCAATTATTTTTTTACGACGAACAAATCCGTCGCTATCTGCTGCAATTCACACGCATGTTCAGCTTGTTTGAAGTTGAGTACGGGCGCAACGAACAAGGCACCAGTGATCTAGTGCGTGTGCCCATACGCTATGGTGATGCCAGTAGGCAAGCACAGACTATACTGAACCAGAACTCGGCCAACAGTCTAAATGCCACACCCATGATGACATTTCACATCACTGCACTTGCTTATGATCGTGAACGTATGCAAGAGCCATATCACGTGAACAAGATGTTTGTGCGTCAACGTACCTGGGATCCGGGCACAGAAAGTTATGAAACCACACAAGGCAATGCTTTCCAAGTAGAACGACTCATGCCTGTACCCTACAAACTCACTATAGACTTGGACATATGGACAAGCAATACCAATCAAAAGATGCAGTTGTTTGAACAGATTGCTACCTTGTTTAATCCTGCACTAGAGATACAGGCCACAGACAACTATATTGATTGGACCAGTCTTACTGTGTGTAATCTTGACAATGTGCGATGGAGCAGTAGAAGTGTTCCTCAAGGCACCGGCGATCCTATAGATATCATGACCATGACATTCAGCATGCCTATCTGGATCTCATCACCGGCCAAGATCAAGAAACTGGGTGTGGTAGAACGAGTGATTGCCAGCATTTTTGATGCACAAGGTGATGCAGTAAATGCCATAACCAACAATGACTTGCTGTTGGGTACTCGAGTCAAGGTCACACCCTGGAGTTATCAGGTGCTGTTGTTAGATGGACAACTGCAGATATTGCAGCCTCCGCAGCCTGTGAACCCAGACCGCATAAGCCTAGCACCTTTTGACTTTCCTATCGTGGAAAATCCACAGATCACTTGGCCTACTGTGATCAATGCCTATGGTGTGTTGCGCCCGGGTATCAGTTACATCACTCTAGACAATCCTTGGGAACCAGACTCTAGCATTGTGGGTACTATTGCTGTGAATCCTGCAGATGATCGATTATTGATCTACAACATTGATCCGGACACAGCACCACAGAACACATTGGCACCGGTGGACGCACCGGTGATCCTGACAACTCAAGTAATCCTATTGCTTGGTTGGGTACTGGTGGGCAACCACTGATTGCCAACGCCAATGACATCATTGAATACAATGGCATACGCTGGATCATTGCTTTTAACAGCGCCAGCACAGATCCACAATATGTGGTCAATCTTACTACAGGCATACAATACTTCTGGAACGGGACCAAATGGGTCAAAAGCATTGATGGCTTGTACACCGGAGGCACATGGAACCTGGTATTGTAAAAGCCGTGGGCATTTGGTTCTACTGTGTTAGAACTCGCTGCTATCTTTATCTACTACGCAATGATTCAAAATACCCAGACACATGGGGGCTTGCTGGTGGCAAAGTAGAACCTGACGAAACACTCATGGCGGCTGTAGAACGCGAGTGTACAGAAGAACTAGGCAGCATGCCCGAATATCAACAGTTGATACCCATTGAAAAATTCACATCACCTGATGGCGGATTTGAATATCACACCTTCTGGTGCAGAGTGGATCATGAGTTCATTCCTGAACTCAATCACGAACATGTGGGTTATGCATGGATACAGGGTAGGCATTGGCCTAGACCATTGCATCCGGGCTTGTGGAACACAGTAAATCTAGATGCTATCCAAAAAAAGATAACATCGTTGGAAATCACCTGCGTCTAATCAAAGAAGAACATCTGCCACAATCGGCAGTTGTCGTTGTTGTATCCAAAATAATCTGTGGCCGAATGTAAGTATCCAGCATTGAAGATCACCAGGCGATTGTACAC